TGCTGGCGTGCGGATGCGGCCCAGCACACCCTCGGCGGTCGCTCGCATGGCACGTTCCATGTCGGTCACGGTGACGTAGCGCTGGCCGTCGAACTCCATCACCGGGCCGGTGGTTACGTTGATTGTAAGAGGGGGTGCTCCAGCGTCGGAACCTTCGGAGGGAATGGCGCTGTCGCCGCGTCTGCCGGAGAGGTAGTTGGTAGCAAAACCGGCGGCTTTTGACGAGGGAACGACATACTCGGACTCGCCAGCTTCGCCGATAAGACCGAGTGTGGGGCGGTTTACGAAGCCACCTTTGGCGAATCGTTCAGTGAACAACTCTTGCCGGCGGTTACCTACTTGAATAAAACCGGCCGATACTTTGACAGGCTTGGGAAGCGTCGGAGTGCGAGAAGGGGTTGTGCTACCTGCCCCATTCAGCTTTTGCTGATTGAGGAAGGCGCGTTCAATGTTGTAGGCGGCAGCCTGAGCATTTAGGGCTACTTGGGCCATTGAGTTGGCCAGACGGTCTGCCCATTGCTTAGATATACCGATCTCGTTACTCATAAGTTTTTGGGCGAAAGCGCCTTCTGCTTGCAGAATCTTTGTGCGGTAAACCGCTGCTGCGACAGTGTTTTGATAAATAGCTATTTGCTTGGTGGCAGCCACTTGATTGTATGCATTTTTCAGGGCATCTTTTTGTACCCCGATAGCCGTATCGTAAGCGGCGGCGATACGGCTTACTTGTGCTGGTGTATTTCCGCGTGATACCGCTTGTGCAATAGCTATCTGTTTTTCTGCTACAAGTTCCCGGTATTTCAGTTCTACAAGACGTGCCTGTAGTTCGGCTTTTTGTATTAAGAGCCTGTTATTTTCTACTGCTTGTATGTATTCAATTTCGGCAGCACGGACTTGCTGGCGGAATTGAGCTACCGCAATGTTGTACCGTTCGGTCGCGGTGGAGGCTAAGCGATATTGGCGCTCCAGTTGAGTGCCGTACAGGTCGTTTATTGCGGCTTCAGCCGAAAGTTGAGCTGCGCGGACTTGGCTGCTGGTTTCCAGGGCGCTTATCTGGAGGCGTACAGCTTCTGCTGCTCGGTCGTAACGTTCTTTGTTGGCTTCGATCTCTAGGCCCTGCTCCTGCAGCAGAGTTTTTATGCGTACTTGCTCGATGGCTATGGCTTGTCCAACTTGGATTTGCCGGACGCCTTTTTCTACTTGGGCTGCGGTAGCACCTGCGTTATCTCTACGGAACTGCAGGATCTTTTCTTCATACTCGGCGTTTATCCGAGTGGTTTCTAGTCCACGATCTAGTTCGAGGTTGATGAGTTTTTCGGCTGCAGTGCGTCCGAGAGTGCGCTGTTTTTCAAGGGCGATAGTTCTGGCAATATTGTAATTTTGGTTGACTTGTTTGTCGATGGCAGCTTGGAGCACAGCGTTACGCTTTTCTTCCTCTTCGGTGATGACTTTTGTGCCGTTGAGAGTATTACTGAGGAAACGTCCCAGGATGGGAAACCTATTTATGACTTTGCGGCCAAGTTCTGCGCCCCAGGCACCTACTGTGGTGACAAGAAGGTTTGTGTATTGAAGGATTTTTGTAAACCCGCTAAGGAGTAGTGATAGAGCACTAACAAACGGAACGCCAATAATAGATAGGGTGCCAGATGCAGCACCTAAAAACTGGTTCCAGATGTTGACGAGCACGTTTGCGTTGCCCGATATGTCGGCAACTGCCTGAGGGATCATGCCCGTTTGAGCGGCTACGGCTTCGGCGGCGATGGCTTGGGCTGTTTGGGCGTCGCCGGCTTCGATGAGGCGGCGGACAGTTGTATCCAGCTCGGCGTTGACGAATACGACGCTTTCGCGCAGCTTATCCATGTCGAGCATGTCCAGCGCGTTGCCGATTTCGGTGATGCGGCGCTGGGCGTCTTCGAGGATTTGGCCGATGGCAGAACCAAGGATCTGTCCGCCGAAACCTCCACCGAAGAAGGAGCCAGCAAAACCACCGGCTACTTGGCCTACACCGCCGCCGAACAGCAGCGGGAAGCCGGCGCCGAGTGCCATGTTTTCGGCGGTAGGGTTCGGATTAAAGCCGAGCCCGCCACCACCGCCACCACCGCCACCACCGCCACCACCGCCACCACCGCCACCACCGCCACGTCGCCGCCCGCTAGGTGGAGCAGCCGCCTCACGAAAGAATCGTTCCCAGCTGCTTCGGATGTTAAGTTTTTTTGCTGCTGCAATAATCTGTAAATCTCTGGCTACCTGATTAGCCTCGTCAAAGAATCTGCTCCAGCTCGTTCGCACGTTTAGTTTTTTGCCTGCTGCAATACTTTGCAAGTCTTGAGCTACTTGAACCGCGTCTTGGAAGAAGCGTTCCCAAGTATTCTTTACCACCAATTTTTTTGCCTTTACAATACTTTGTAGGTCTTGACCTACTTGTGCTGCTTCTTGGAAAAAGCGGTTCCAGTTGTTTTTGATGTTTAAGGTTTTAGCTGCTGCACCACTTTGTAGGTCTTGACCTACTTGTGCTGCTTCTTGGAAAAAGCGGTTCCAGTTGTTTTGTATTTGTTGCGCCCTAATCATCGCGGGGGGCAACGCAGGCATTTGCTGCCCGTATGGAGCAGTGCCAGGGGTTATGCGTCGCTGATTAGCTATTTCTTGTGCTACCAGCGAGTTTTGCCGTGCTCTAGCTTCGTTCGCTTCTCCAAGAGCCCGTACATACTGGCGAATTGCTCGCGTTTCGGCTTCTGTTCCCGCGCCTACTAGATCTAAAGAACGGGCGGCTCTGTTTAAGTTGTTTGTATAATTTTGTACATTTTGTACCAAGCCTCCTCGCGCACCAACAACCTCATTCAGGCTGTCTACTGCTCTGCCTGTTAGGTTTATTGCTGAGCGAAGTTCTTCGAGAGACCGTACACCGCGTACACCGATTTCAATATCCGCTCTATAAGAGGCCACGGTGTTGGCGTGCTGGCTTGGTACTTCAGTTTACGCCGTAAAAAAGCCGCCGGGTTAGCGGCGGCGTTTGGCCTTGTCGATGGCGGCCTGCTCGGCGTCGTGGCGGATCTTGTAGTACAGGCTCCAGCCGAGCAGTTCGTCTTCGGTCATGCGGCTGCGGAGTTCAGCCAAGGTCAGGCCCAGTTTTTCGGCAACGTAGAACTGGGTTTGGAGGTAGGTGTCCTTTTTGAGGGCAGCCTCAAACGCTTTTGGTGTCGGTCTCCTCCGAATCGTCGGTCAGGATCGCCAGCATCAGGGCCTGGAGGTCTTTGTCCTTGACTTCGTTTTTGAGCACGTCGAGTTCGGCGGCCTTGAACATGCGGGCGCCAGTGTCATCGCAGGCTTTGTTGATCAGCAGCTGGATGGCGAAGGCGGTGGCGTCGTCAGACTTGGCCTGCTTCTGGGCACGCTCGCGCTCGGCCATGGTCAGCGGCGTTACCCACATCTCAAATACGGAGCCGTCGCTCAGTACGACTTCCTTTTTGGTGGGCTCCAGGTTGGCCGCTTTGCGGAGGCGTTCCAGCGGGCTCAGAGGTGCGGAGGCAGCCATGGGCTAGGTTGATGGGTCACGCATTAGTGTAGCGGAGTAGAAATAAAAAACCCCGGCGGGAGAGCCGGGGTTCGGGGATCCATCACACCAGCAGGTTATCAGGACTTGTAGAGGTCGAAGGTGGGGGCAGCGCTCGGGCGGAAGGCGATTTCCACGCTCTGGCCGTCGTCGGGGTTGACGGTGAGGCTGGCCGAGGTCAGGATCACGGGCACGGTGATGGAACGGCTGAGGGTGTCGTTCACGGTGCCGCTGACCGAGATGCGGTCGATGTACAGCTTGACCGTGGCGCCAGTTTGGTTGAACTGGACCACATCCTCGATCATGCGGCTGGACAGTGCCGTGTCGTCGTCGGTCGTATAGACCGTGGCAGTACCAGAGCCATCCGCAAAGCCGGTGATGTAGTTGCGGAAGGGGGCGTACTGGCCGGGGGTCTGGCCGATGGTGGTGACGTCGATCTCGGAGCGGGTGATCTCAAAGCTCCAGTCGCGCACGCTGCCCACAGCTACTGGGGCGGTGTACACGATGCTGGCGAAGTTCGCGCCAAACACGGAGGGTTGAGCGGTTGCCGTAGCGGCAGCGCCACCAGCCGTCGAGCTGATGGTCATGATGCCGGTGGCGGGGACGTAAGTCTTGACGAAGTACGCACCAGCGGCGATTGCGTTGGTGGTCGTGGCGCCGACGGGGTAGGTCAGAGTCACGGGGTCGTTGACCTTGAAGCCGAGGTAGGTGCCAACGGTGATGTTGGAGCCGGTGGCGGGGAAGGCGGTAGCGACGAGCGTGGTAACAGATGTACCAGCGGGGGTGTAGTACAGGGCGCCGGAGGTGCCCGAAAGAACGGTGGCCATGGGAGGTACCTAAAGAGGTGTGGACGCGGGCACGGCCCGGCTTAGTACAGGTTAGCTCCAGTGATTGGAACTATTAAGTTGTGATGGTTGCCTGGAAGCCGGTCTCGATGCGAGATATAAAGAATGGCGTAAAAGCGCGGCGGGATTGTTGATCGGGGACAGTGCCGCTGAAGTTAGGGCTGAACGAGGGGCCTTCGATTGAGCCGGTGCGGGTGTAGATGCCTGTCGATTGCTTAGGCGTGTCATTGATTGTCTTAAGAATGTCGTATGCGACTTGGATTAGTTCTTGATTGCGGGCAGGGCCTTTACCTTTCGGGGTGTAGGCGCGGATGACGATTACACCACGCACGTATTCGTGGTTGGTTGTCAGGCTGGATTCGGTTGTTAGGCCAAATTGGATGTTGACGTGGACAAACTCCTCGGCGCTGTCGGCGCCATCGTTCATCACGTTGTCGAAGTACACCGGGACGGATGGCACCAAGGTGTTGTATGCCGTCAGTAGCGGGGCCTCGAATACGGCGCGGATGTTTTGGTAGTTCATAGTTTTACGTTCCGCATGGCCTGGTCCATGTAAACGCTTATTGTTTTGTCGAGGCGGCCCCCTCGGACGTATCTGGCGTACCAATCAAGAGGTGCGCTGGCACTGTTGGGGCCAGAGCCGCTCAGTTCACCGCGTCGGCCGCCCTCAGGACGGAATCCGTAACGGCGCTTATTGCCTTTTTGTGGATTGCCAAACTCTACGTTTTTATCCAGCTCGGGTATGTAGGGAGCTAGATCCAGTGCTACATCTGCGTGAGGGGCTTTGTTAGCAATGTAGTATTTTACTTCGGGTTTGAACTTGTACTCGCTTACTGTGAGTATGGGAGCGAGTAAGCGTTGAGGCGCACCAGGGGCACCGCTACCGCTAGTGACCTTACTGGAACTAGCGATCTCCCATGAGTTTGCGAACTCTCCTGACCAAGTAGGCCCCAGCTCTTGGAGGTCTTTCACAACTCCTTGTGCAGATCGTGCCACGCCCAGAATGAACGGGGCTAAAAATCCGGCTTCTAGTTTTTCGGCTAGTTGTATGAAACCGTTTCTAGCTCTCGCCATTATTGGGGCCTCGCAATGAGGGTGTGGTAGATGGGGGAGTCGCCGCGTACTGTTTTGACGTTGATGATGCGGGCGGTTTTCGTAGTGCTGTTGTCGGTGTATTCGATGCGGTCGCGGATGCTGGGGGCGTATGTACCAAGCTCGCTGTTGCCGATGATGAGTTTGAGGTCGGTGGTTTGGTAGGTGCTGTCGAACTCTTCGGGGTTGACTTGGGTGATGATGGCGCGGACTGTGAAGGAGACTTCGGCGCCGCTGACTAGGCCGGTTGTCGGGCTGTAGGTTTCGGTTGTGGCGGCCTTGATGTAGGTAATGTCGGAGCCCCAGTCCGTCAAAAGCGGGCCGGGGATGGGGGCGAAGGTGGTGTCGATGAGGCTCATGTCAACCTCTCAGCAGGCGGACGGCGTAGTTGGCGGCGCCGGATTGGCAGTAGGGGCCGAGATAGGACTGGAGCCAGGGGTAGACGTCGAAGACGTTGTTGATGACGCCGGAGGTGGTGGAGCTGGATTTGTACTTGACTTGGAGGTCGCCCAGTTTCACCTCGTCGTAGATGCCGGTAGTGCCAGTGCTGCCGGTGATGGCGTTGGTGTCGTTGGCGAGGGCGCGAGCGAGTTCGTAGGTAGCAACCTTGATACCTTCGGGGATCAGGGAGCAGGCGAGGTCAACGTCATCGACGGTGTAGTTGTCGCGGGGCCACTTCAGGGCTTGAGTGGTGGTGCAGCGGTCGCCGTAGAAGCTGAGGCCGTCGATCCAGCGGGTGGCGGAGATCAGGGCGCGGTTTTTGGCGTCGGTGGTTTTGCCGGTCCAGTCGCTGCTGTCAGGGACGGTCTCGAAGTAGGTGTCGGCAGCAGCCAGCGTCACGTAGCTGTTAGCCGAGGTTCCGCTAAGAGTGGCGTCAACGACTGCAGGCACGGTCAATAAAGCCTTTGTTTGAGTCTACTGCGCGTGGGGCGGGTGCTTGTTTTGGGCAGGATGCTGGCGTGATAGACGGTGCCGCCCTCCAGTTCGATGTCGGCGGCGCGTTCTAGGTGTTGGCCATAAGGGACATCCTCGTGCCAGTGGCGACTATCCTGTAACACGTAGAGACGTACCATGCTCATGCCCGCTCGCAAGTCAACTGAGGCCAGCGTAGAAGCCGAGGTCCAGAAAGAAAATTCTGCATTGCCTGGTAATGCAGTGAGGAAGTTGGAGGAGGTGGCGCTGGAGGTGCGGCGGCTGCAGAGTGAGGAGGGACTGGGTACGCAGGAGATTTCTACGCGGCTCCAGGTCAGCCTTGCTGTGGTAACGCAGCTGTTCCTGCAGTCTTACAAGATGACGATGAACACGCCGGAAGTGTTTGAGTTGCAGGAGAGGATTCGAGTAGGCGGGCTTTGATAATAAAAAAGGCCCCCGTAATGGGGGCCATATTTGTACCGTTGTACTGATGAATCAGTATGCAGTGGTATCAAACGGCGTGTTGACCAGCAGGCGGCACAGGGGCACCTGCTTGGCGGCGCTGTAGACGAGGCTCCAGCTGGCGGTGTCGCCCAGGTTGCCGGTGGTGGCAGCGTTGGTCGGGTTGTCGCCGGCAACGTTCCACTTGGTACCAGTGACGTGGTAACCGTAGTGGTAATCCACGGCCAGCACATCCTGCATGGAGAGGATGTTGCGGTCGGCGGCCAGACGCAGATCCTGTTGGATGCCTTCGGACACGACGCCGGAGGCGAACATGTACACGGGGTACTTCACCACGTGGGTGGAGGTGCCGCCGGTCAGGAAGGTCAGCTGGTCGTCGATCACCACGCGCAGGCCGGCGAAGAAGGCGGACTCGGTTTGAGTCACACCCACACCGCCGCCGCCCCAGACGATGGAACCGCCGGTGGAGAGGGCCGAGGTGCTGAAGGTCAGCATCCCGACTTGCTGCAGGTAGTACGCCACGTTGGAGTGCATGGCGATGGAGTCGAGGTTGTCACCTCGCTCGCCCAGCTTGGCCTTGGCGGCCACCACGTTGGCCACGTTCAGGAAGTTGGCTTCCGTCATGGAGCCGGGGACGCCAGCGAACGTTTTGTTCGTCTGGTTGGCGCCCAGCACGCCAGCGCCGCTGATACCGCCGAACAGGCCCAGCAGTTGGTTTGCCAGGGTGGCGGTCTTCAGCTTGTTGATGGCGGCGGTCAGCTGGTTGCGGACGTGGGCCAGTGGATCGGCGCCAGAGCCCAGCTTGCTGAGGTCGTCAGCGGCGTAGGCGAAGCCACGGTGCAGGATCGTCATGATCTGCTCGTCGGCCGTCACGTTCTGGGGAACGAGGAAGCCGCTGCCACCACCCCAGGTGTTGTTGCTGAGGATCTGGGTCTCAGTCGGGGCGATGGGGTCGAAGAAGGGGACGCGCACGCGGGTGCCGCCAGCACGGGCGTCAAGGGCAGCGTTGCGCTGCACGATGCCGCTCTGGACCCACTTCGATTGCTCGAAGATGCCCTCGGCGGTGTACTGCAGGAACTCGGGGCGGGCAACAAGGTTCGACAGGAACGTCGAAGTTGAGCCGTAGTTTCCGGTAAAGGAAGACATGGGATAGCTCCGGTGGAGTCAGGGTTGGGGAGGTGCCCCACAGGGGCTAGTTGAGGCCGGCTTCGGCTCGGAGGAGCCTGGCTTTGTCGGGGTCGGTGGAGAGCATCATCATTTGCTGAGTGATGTTCCAGCCGTCCTTAGACCAGGGGTTGGCTTGGCCGGGGAGGGCGGTGGAGCGGGCACTACCTGCTACACCCATGCCGGCGCGGTTCGTGGCTGCAAAGTGATGCTCGTAACCGCTGCCGGGGTTTTTAAGGTTGGCGATGTATTCGCCAATCGGAACTTCTACGCCACCGACATAAGCCACAGGCTTTCCGTCTTTGGCGCGAAGGTTCTCCTGCAATAGACGATACAGCTGATCGGGCGCCAATGCACCGGACTGGGAAAGTTGGCCGATGGCACTGGCGCGGAGTTGTTCTTGGGTGAAGCCTTGGCGGATTTGCTCGACTTCGGATTCTTTGGTGGCGAGTTGTTGTTTGAGGTCGGAGACGGTTTGTTGGGCTTCTTCCCAGAGGGTTCGGTATTCGCCGGATTCGGCAAGTTTGGCGGTTTTGGCTTGTTCTTGACTGGCGCGAATTTCGTCGAGTTGTTGTTGGAGGGCTTCGCGGTTTTCGCGGTCTTTGCGGCGCTCGGCAATCAGTTCTTGGTTTTTCGCACGAAGCGCGTCGAGTTGGGCGGCCAGATCGGAGCTACCAGCCACAGGCTGAGGGGCAGTTGGCTCCACGGGAGCGGCTACTGCTTGCTGTTCTTCGGGCACGGTTGTGTACTACTTGGACCCTTATAGGTTAACAGTACGGGGACAGGTATTCGCTATTCGGAAATAGGGACGCGCTCTTAATAGTCGGTCTCTAGGTAGCAGCTCATCAGGGCGATGCCGATCACGCTGCTGGTGCCGCCAACGCTCATCCAGCCACGCTGGGTCAGGAGCGTGGTGGTGGTTGGCATGTTGGTGTCGATCGTGCCAGAGGCCGTGGCTCCGGTGCCGAGGTCGGTCACGGTGTAGTTCACCGATTGCGTACTGCCGGGGGGTGAGAACATCACCAGCTCATAAGCCTTGGTGCGGTCTGTTGTTGGCACGGGGAAGCTGGCGCCGAGGTCGATCTTGGTGATTGCAGCAGTGCCGCGATGCATGATCTGGATGTTGGCGTCTGCTGCGTCCCAGCCCATGCCGACGATGTTGGTGATCGTGCTCGGCTGAACGTCGGTCGGCGCGGCAGTAGTGTTGGCCATGCCGACAAAGGCGCGATTCGTAGCGGTTGCCACGCCGGTGGCTGGTCCCCAGCGGCAGACGTAAAAGAAGCCGCCCTCACCCGCAGCAGCGCCGCCAACAGTCCAGCCGAGGTTGGGGTAGCGCCAGCCGGCAACCGCTGTAGTGGCTGCGGTGGTGACGAGATACTCAAGGCGCTGCGTTCGCGTCTGCCTGTTGGTGGTGGCGATGTTGGCGGATGTTGCGGTGCCTGTTGCGGTCAGCGTGGCAATGCCCAAGGCAACAGGGGCGTTCGATCCAGAGGCGCCCTGCCAGATGCTCACGCGGTTCTGAGCAAATGTCGGCTGCAGTGCAGCAGCGGCCGATGTGGAGCTGTTCTTGAAGCTCGGCATGGAGCGACCGCCGATTGACAGCGCCGCGAGCTTGCTGCCGGCTGCCGGCGCGGTAGCTGCAGCGTTGTCCGCAAGAACCAGATCGCCCTCGTGGATCGTCACATCGCCAGCGCCCGCCAGAGCGCCGGCGTTGTTGAACTGCACCTGACCCGTGCTGCCGCCCGCGCCAGCAGCTGGAGCGGATGCCCAGGTCGGGAGTGCGCCGGCGCCGGCTGATTGCAGCACCTGGCCGCTGGTGCCCGCGCTGCCGTTTAATTCCAGCGGGCCGGATAGGTTGGCGCCTGTGAGCAGATTACGGGTCATCAGCCAACAACCACGACGCGGTAGGCGTTAGAGGCTGGAGCAGACGCAAACACCACCGTCAGCGTGTTCACCGTGGCGTGTGTCACATCGGTGATCACTTCCTCGCCGTTGCTGTTCTGGAAGACCGTCACAGCCACATCGAGGCTGTCGAGGTTGTGCGTCACCGTGTAGCTGGTGTTGGTGCCGTCGCCGATACTGACTGAGAACTTCCTGATCCGGCCAGACCAGCTGGCCAGCTTCTGCGGCGTGACGAACCGCTGATCGTCAGTGCCGGTGTTGACCTCGGCTTGCGTGGCGATCTCGGCAATGCCGGCGGTCGTCTCAGACGCGGCGGGGGCTGCCGTCCCGAAGGTGACCCAGCTAATAGAGCTACTGTCGATCGTGCCGTTGATCTGATCCTGCCGGTAGCTGGTGGCAGCGCTTGTGCCTTCTTCGACAGTGGTGACGGCCTGCTCCAGCTCGGGGAAGGTGCTGGCGTCGAGTGCCCGCGTCATGGCGAC